GTAGAATTAGCTAAATCACAAGGTATTTCTTATCGTTGGGTTAGAGAATCTGTATTAGGCCAAGATGATAAAACGAATGTCTCAAAAAGATTTCGTGAAGGATTCGAGGTTGTTAGACCAGATGAGTTACCTGGTTATCACGATTTACCTACTGTCGATGATGGTCGTCATGCAGGAGTAATTGGAGTTGGTGGGTTGATACTGTGCAAAATAGATAAAGAAATCGCAGATCAAAGAAATGACTTTTTTGAACAACAAACCAATAATCAAATGACTGCTGTTGAGAATGACCTAATGCGTGAAGAGAATCCCTCGATGCCAATCTCAAAAGAGATTAAATCAAGGGTGACTTTTGGTGGAGGTAGCAAAGGATAACTTTGTGAACTCTGAAGTTATAATTATTTTATAGGAGAAACAAAAATGGCAAATCAAGATGCTGCTTTTGGAATGAAGCCTGTAAGAATGATGGGTGGTTCACCTTATACTGGTGGACAAAGTCGTTATAGAATAGCTGCAAACTACGGAACAAGTATCTTCCAAGGAGATATGGTAATGCAAGTAACTGGAGGCGGTATTGAAGTACACGCTGACGGTGGCACAGTTCCTGTGGTTGGAGTATTCAATGGATGTTCTTACACCGATCCGACTACAAGCGAACAAGTATTCAGTAATTTTTATCCTGCAAGCACTAATGCTTCAGATATAATTGCTTTCGTAATCGATGATCCTAATGTGGTCTTCGAGGTACAAGCAGATGACACTTTCCCAGTGGCTGATCTGTTTGGAAACTTTGACATTGTTTACACAAGTTCAGGTAGTACCGTCACAGGTATTTCAGGAGCTGAGTTAGATGTCACAACAGGTGCAACTTCAACAAATTTACCGCTAAAAGCGATTGATATTTCAGGAGATCCTGAAAATTCAGACGTTGCTACGGCAAATACAAACGTTTTAGTTGTTATTCAAAATCATATCTGCGGCATAAAAGGTGCAGGTCTAGCTTAATAAGGAGTATAAATTATGGCTATTTCAAGAGCTCAATTAGCGAAAGAATTAGAGCCTGGGTTGAATGCCTTATTTGGCATGGAATACAACAGGTATGAACAACAACATGCAGAAATATTTGAGACAGAAGCATCAGATAGAGCATTTGAAGAAGAAACCTTAATAGTAGGTTTCGGTAACGCAAAAGTAAAATCAGAAGGACAAAGCGTGGCATTTGACCAAGCGTCTGAAGGTTTTACTGCAAGGTACTCACATGAGACCATTGCGTTAGCATTTGCATTAACTGAAGAAGCTATCGAAGATAATCTGTATGATAGATTAGGAGCCCGATACACAAAGGCTTTAGCAAGATCAATGGCACACACAAAGCAAGTAAAAGCTGCGTCTGTGCTTAATAACGCATTCTCATCAAGCTTCACTGGAGGAGATGGTGTTGCTTTAGTGAGTGATTCTCACCCTTTAACAGGTGGCGGAACATTCTCAAACAGACCAAGCACTTACACTGACTTGAATGAGACTTCATTAGAAGATGCACTTATTTCAGTTTCAACTTTTGTTGATGACAGAAATATGGTTATTGCTTTACAAGGAACTAAGTTGATCGTTCCACCACAATTACAATTCGTGGTTGATAGATTGCTACAAACACCTGGTAGAGTGAGCACATCAGATAATGACATCAATGCTATTAAGAACATGGGCATGGTACCAGAGGGTTATTCTGTAAATAACTTCTTAACAGATACCGATGCTTGGTTCTTATTAACAGATTGTCCTGACGGATTCAAACACTTCGAGAGATCACCTCTTTCAACTTCTATGGAAGGTGACTTTGATACTGGCAATGTCAGATTCAAAGCTAGAGAAAGATACTCATTTGGATTTTCAAACCCAAGAGCAGTGTTTGCATCTCAAGGTGCATAATCTCTGTTGATTATCTAAGGGAGCTTCGGCTCCCTTTTTTTTTGGCTAAAACTAATATACAATCAAAAGTCTAGGGTTTATTAACTTGTTCTATTAACTGACCTAGCAGACAAGCCAAGATAATAGAACTTATTTTTCGGGAGAAAAATTATGGCACAATCGACTTTTAGTGGACCAGTTAAATCACTAGCTGGATTCATCTCAGCAGGTAACGCATCAGTAGTTAGCCTAACAGCAGATACTACTCTTACAGTTGCTGCTCACGCTGGAAAAATATTAACTTGTAATGATGCAGACGGTAAATTTACTTTGCCTAGCATTGTAACTACTACTCCATCAACAAATGAGGATCCTAACCAATTAAACAACTTAGGTGCTTCTTTCTTCTTTGTAGTTGAAACAGCAGCTACAGATATGGATATTAAAACTGATGGCACTGATAAATTCGTTGGTGGTTTATATACAGGTGTAGATGATAATACAGGTAAAACATTTATATCTGGTGCTTCAAATGATGTTATTACTTTGAATGGCTCTACCAAAGGCGGATTAGCTGGTAGTATCATTAAAGTAACTGCTATGGCCTCAGCTAAATATGCAGTAGAGGGTATTACACTAGGTTCAGGAACTTTAGTAACACCATTTGCTGACGCATAAGGAGTAGCTCATGGCAGATACAGTAACTTCTCAAACTATTCATGATAGTGACAGAGTAGCGATATTAAAGTTTACTAATGAATCTGACGGAACAGGTGAATCTTCTGTTAAAAAAGTTGATGTTTCAGCTTTAGCTAAAAACAATTTAGGTGAGTCTTGCAGTAGAGTTTCTATATCACGTATATACTGGGCAACCAGAGGTATGGGTGTAGATATAGAGTTTGATGCGAGCACTAATGTTTTAGCTATACCATTACCAGCAGATAGCACAGGAGATGAATACTATGATTTATTTTCTGGCATACCTAATAATGCAGGATCTGGTATAACTGGAGATATTGACTTTACAACAGTAGGTCACTCAAGTGGTGATGCTTACTCTGTTATTTTAGTTTTAAATAAAAGCTATTAATGAATGGTTGTAAAAAGAAGAAAAACTAAAAATATACGTAGGACAGTTGGTAAGGGCGGTAACTTCCGCCCTACCAAGTCTGGTGCAGGCATGACCAAAAAAGGTGTGCGTGCATATAGAAAAGCTAATCCCGGTAGTAAATTAAAAACAGCAGTAACAGGTAAAGTAAAAAAAGGTAGTAAGGCTGCAAAAAGAAGAAAGTCTTACTGTGCTAGATCATTAGGACAACTCAAACGCAGTTCAGCCAAAACAAGAAACAATCCTAATTCAAGAATTAGACAAGCAAGAAGAAGGTGGAAATGTTAAGAAAAATAAAAAAAGTATCAAGACAGCTTAACAAAGCATCTAAATTACACAAAAGACAATCAAACGTTTTAAAAAAATTAGTTAAAAATGCCCAAAAGAAGAGACCCAAAAGTAGGAACAGGAAAAAAACCAAAAGGTAGTGATAGAAGGCTATACACAGATGAAAACCCAAGGGATACTGTTTCAATTAAATATGCAACTGTTCAAGATGCTAGAGATACAGTTGCTAAAGTAAAACGAACTAGAAAACCTTTTGCAAGATTAATACAAATATTAACTGTAGGAGAGCAAAGATCTAAGTATGGAGGCAAACCAAAGCAAGCTGAAATATTTAGAAGAGGCAAAGATGCGATTAGAAAAAAACATGGTAGAATAAAATAATGGCAAAGAAAGCAAAAAGCGGTGGCAAGATTTGTCCAGCAGGTAAAGCTTGGGCAAAAAGAACTTTTGATACATACCCTTCAGCGTATGCAAATATGGCTGCGTCTAAATATTGTAAAGATCCAAACTATGCCAAAGGTAGTAAACGTAAAAAGAAAAAAATGAAAAACGGTGGACTTGTTAATATAAGAGGACAAGGTATCGTTATGAAAGAAAGACTCAGATAATGGGACAATTAGCTGAGTGGAGAAGACAAAACTGGGTGCGTATAGGCACAGATGGTTCTATCAAAGGCCCATGTGGTACAAGTAAAGATAAAAAGAATCCAGATCGTTGTTTACCAAAATCAAAAGCACAAAGTTTAAGCAAAGCAGAAAGAGCAAAAACTGCAAGAAAGAAAAAAGCAGCAGGCAGAAAAGGTAAGACTGTTGTTGCTAATACTAAAAAAGCTAGAGTATCCATGAAAGACGGTGGAGAAGTTAGAAGAATTGCAAGAGGTTGTGGTAAAGTAATGAGCAACAGAAGAAAGAAAACTAAATATTCATAGGAGTGAATAATGTATAAAAAAACTAAAGGCTATGCTAAAGGCGGAATGGTCAAAGGCACCAAATATATGGCTAAGGGCGGTTCTATGAAAGGAACTAAATACATGGCCAAAGGTGGTGCAGCCAAGAAGACTAAGTATATGGCTAAAGGTGGTGCTATGAAGGGTACTAAATACATGGCAAAAGGTGGAGCCATGAAAGGTACAAAATATATGGCAAAAGGCGGTGCTATGAAAGGCACTAAGTATATGGCCAAAGGTGGAAAGGTTTAGTAACTTTTTTACAACAACAAAGGAGAGAGCGTTTTGTCATATTTGATTTCAAATATACCTCAGTTTAAATGCTGGGTAAGAAAAGAGTTTACAGCCAACCACAGCAATTATCATGGAGAGTATCTACATGCTCTTGCTATTGCTGTTAATACTATTCCAGATAGATCACTAAGTTTTCAAGTAGTTTTTACTGGGTGTGAAATAGACGATGAAGAAGACGCACCAAATATTCACGGTGGTGCTATGTGGGCAAGAATGCCTATTCAAGCTTTAGTTGCAGACATACCACTACAAGATTGGCCAACTCCTATGGAAGATCATTTAGCACAACCTTGGGATTGTCTTAGTCATCATCATTCTGTTGTTACTATGGATAGAGTTAGTTCATCACCTTGGCTTTGTAAGATAGGTGGAGACTTCTATACAGGCAAATATTTGTTTACGGTAGATTACACAGAAAATTCAATAGCTGATGATTCTGCTCAACATAAGCAATCACATGTGTTATATTTAACAGACGCTGGTGAATATACTGGTAATTTTGTAGCTTTACCCAATAACAGAGTTAGGGCTACAAACCCTGCTTTATGGCGTGTTGGAGAAGGAGCACCAGACTTTATGCCTTCACAATGGATACATTCAGCAGAACAACATGAGAGTTATATGGATCCGAACATAACATTCAACAATCTATATGCTCCAGAGGAAGACTAAATGGCAACATCAAATAGCACTAATTTTGAACCAGATGTAACTGAGTTTGTTGAAGAAGCCTTTGAAAGATGTGGGCTAGAACTTAGAACAGGGTATGATCTTAAAACAGCAAAACGATCTATAAACCTTATGTTAGCCGAATGGGCAAACAGAGGACTTAATCAGTGGACTATAGAACAAGCAACTCAAACTGTAACCAAAGGTACTAATCAATATACTTTAGATTCTAATGTCATTGACATATTAGATTGCTCATTAAGAAGAGATACTGACGGCACTAATCTTGATTTGCAAATGACAAAAATTAGCAGAAGTGAATTTTTAAATATTCCAACTAAATCTACTCAAGCTAGACCTAATCAATTCTTTTTAGACAAACAGGTTAGTCCTGTTTTAAATATATGGCCAACACCAGAAAACAGCACTGACGTATTAGTATTTAATAAGTTAGTAAGAATGGACGATGCTGATACAGCTACCAACACTATGGACATGCCGTTTAGATTTTACCCTTGCTTCGCAGCAGGTCTTGCTTATTACATAGCTATTAAGAAAGCACCAGACAGAGTAGGCATGTTAAAACAAATGTACGAAGACGAGTTTGAAAGAGCCATGTCTCAAGACGAAGATACTGCTTCTTTTAGAATATCTCCTTACTTAAGAAACGGATACTAATATGGCATACGCTAGTGGTAAATACGCAATAGCACTTTGCGATAGATGTGGCTTTGAATACAAACTGTCTCAATTAAGAGAAGAGTGGAACGGAGCAAAAACTTGTAGAGATTGTTTTGATCCAAAACACCCACAGCTTGAGCCATTACCACACGTTTCTGATCCTGAAGCTTTATATAAACCTAGACCTAATAATGATTTAGAAATAGGAGAAGGAGTAGTTTATACTAATGACAGCGATACTAATTCATCCATGACTGCTGATCCAATAGGATCTAAGATATTAGGTTATGAAATGACAGCGTCACTTGGCGAGGTTACAATAACAACATGACATTATCAGAATTAAAAACATTAATACAAAACTATACTCAGAATACAGAAACTACATTCGTAGCCACATTAGATGACTTTATTAAAAATGCTGAGGAAAGAATATTTGAATTAGTACAGTTTGATTTTTTTCGTAAAAATGTAACAGGTACATTAACATCAGGCAATACTTACCTTACAACTCCTACAGACTATCAAACAAGTTTTTCTCTAGCAGTTATAGACGGCAACGGAGATTATCATTACTTAGATAAAAAACATCCATCGTTTATGCGTGAATACTCTGTTGATCCAACTGATTCAACTTTAAGAGGTTTACCAAAATATTATGGAGACTTTGATAAAGAACTATCTACAGCATCAAACAATGGCTCTACAATTATTGTTAGTCCAGTTCCTGATTCTAACTACAGTGTTGAGCTCCATTATTTATTTAAACCAAATTCTTTAGTTACAGACACTACAGGCACTTGGTTATCTAACAATGCTAGAAACGCCTTGCTATACGGTAGTTTAGTAGAAGCATACATATTTATGAAGGGTGAAGCTGATCTGTTACAACAATATGAACAGCGTTTTGGAAATGAAATAAACAGATTGAAAAATCTTGCAGAGGCACGTGGAAGAAGAGATGAATACCGTTACGATTCATTAAGAACTAATGTAACTTAAGTTTCAAAAGGAGAGAGATGAAACCCATAAAAAAACTTAATGGTCAAACTATAGCTATTGTCGGTCTTGGCAAAAGTTGGTTTGATTATAATTTAGCAAAATCACACAGCGTTCACTTTGATGAAGTGTGGGCTATAAATGCGGTAGCATCAGTAATATTTCATGATCGTGTATTTGCAATGGATCCACCTAGTAGATTTTTAGATACGCAAGATGCAGGCGGCCAAACAGATTGTATGAAAGAATTATTAATCAATCATGATAAGCCAATATATACATGTCAACTTGATGAAAGGTGTAAAAATTTAGTTGAATATCCTATTAAAGAAATAGTTAAAGAAACCAACTGTCATTATTTAAACAACACAGTAGCTTATGCTATAGCTTTTGCATATTGGAACAATGTGGCTAATATAAAATTATTTGGTATGGATTTTTCTTACAAAAACAATTTACACTTTGCAGAGTCAGGCAGAGCTTGTGTTGAATTTTGGTTGGCTAAATGTATGGATAAAGGAATACAAGTAGAGGTAGCATCTAGTAGTTCTTTACTAGATACAAACATACCAGGACAACAAAGATTGTACGGTTATCATCGTTTAAGTGATCCTTATATTCCTGTTGTAGATCAAAAAGGAATTGAATTAAAAAAACTTAGTGAACTTAAAGTAGAAAAAAAACAGATATTACCTCAAATAGCTGATAGGTATGATAGTCATTTAAAACCACCAGAGCCAAAAAAATGGTAGATGAAATAACACCAGCAGGAATGCCTGGACTAGGCTTAATAGAAGCTAAAACTTCTAACCATGGCGGTCACTCGCCAGAGTTTTGGGCAGAAAGATTAGCAGAAAAAATAGTCAGCAGTAGTGACAGTGAAGATCCTTACATTCAAGAACAAGCAAAAGCATATAAAGATTTGATTTATAAGGTTTGTTTGATTTATATAAAAAATGCGTTAAAATCCTATAAAGCTACTCTGATACAAGACTTTATTAAACAAGGAGACACAGAGTTAGCAGATATTATAAAAAGGATTTAATATGGCTATTACATCAACATTAACCACTAGCTTTAAAAAAGAACTTCTTGAAGCTGTGCATAACTTTAAAAACTCAGGCGGAGATACTTTTAAATTAGCTTTATATACAAGCTCTGCTACTTTAGGTGCAGCTACTACAGCTTTTACTACAACAGGACAAGCAAGTGGTACTAACTATTCATCTGGTGGTAGTAATTTGACTAGAGTAGATCCTACCTCAAGTGGCACAACAGGATTTACTGATTTTGCTGATCTAACTTTTGGTACAGCTACAATCACAGCTAGAGGTTGTATGATTTACAACTCAAGTGATAGTAATAAATCTGTAGCTACAATCGACTTTGGTGGTGATAAAACTTCAACCGCAGGCGACTTTACTATAGTTTTTCCAGCCGCAGCAGCAAGCACAGCTATTATAAGAATAGCTTAGTAATATGGCTGGTTGGGGTCGTGCTGGCTGGGGTATAGGCCCTTGGGGTCAGCCCGCAGTAACTGAAGTAAATGTAACAGGACAATCAGCTACAAGTGCATTAGGCACTGTTTCTGTTGTAGCAAAAGCTAATGTAACTCCTTCTTCTCAAGTTGGCACCACAGCAGTAGGAACTCCTACTTTTGATTGTGAGGCCAATTTAACTCTTACAGGACAATCATCTACAAGTGCTCTTGGCACAGCTACGGTTGTAGCAAAAGCAAATCAAACACTTTCATCTCAAGTTGGCACGAGTGCCGTAGGATCTCTTACATTCATTGCAAAAGCAAATGTAACTCCAAACTCACAAGTGGGAACATCTGCCATAGGTGGCGTTGGTGTTAATGGTGATGCAGTTGCGAACGCACCTGGAGCAGTTGGATCAGTTGGTACTGTTGGAGTTGATGTAGACGGAGAAGCAAACGTAGTAATATCTGGTGTATCTGCAACCTCAGCAGTAGGATCAGTAACCGTTCATCACAACGAAATATTTACTATTACAGGTGTTAGTGTAACAGGAAGTGTAGGATCAGTTACCACAATATCTAAAGCAAACGTAGTGCCAACAGGGGTTTCAGCCACAGGATTTGTAAATGATGTATTAGTTTGGGGACTAATAGATGATACACAAACAAAAAATTATGCTAATATAAATGCAGATCAAAGTTCATCCTTTGCTGAAATTAATGAAACACAAACCCCAAATTGGGAAGAGGTAGCGTAAAACATGGCATCAACATACGTAAATGATTTAAGACTTGAGGAGATGGCGACTGGTGACCAGTCAGGAACATGGGGAACCACAACCAATACAAACTTAGAACTTATTGCTGAGGCTTTTAGCTTTGGTACAGAGGCGATTACAACTAACGCTGACACTCATACCACAACAATAGCAGACGGTTCCACTGATCCAGGTAGATCAATTTATCTTAAATATACAGGTACACTTGATTCAGCTTGTACTATTACTATTGGACCAAACACAGTATCTAAACTTTGGTTTATAGAAAACGCCACTTCCGGTTCACAAAATATTATTATTTCACAAGGATCAGGAGCTAATATAACAATACCAGCAGGTGATGTAAAAGTAGTTTATTCAGATGGAGCAGGTTCAGGTGCAGCGATAGTAGATGCTTTCGCTAGTCTTAATGTAGTAGATTTAAAAGTACAAGATGATTTAACAGTTACAGATGATGTATCGATCGGCGGTGCACTCACACTTACTGGTAACGCAGACTTTAACGGAGATTTAGATGTTGACGGTACAGCTAATTTAGATGTAGTAGATATTGACGGAGCTGTTGATATGGCTTCTACTTTACAAGTAGATGGAGCTATAACTTTTAGTAGTACTTTAAACGGCGTAGATATTTTAGCTGATGCTACAAACTTTACTGACAGTATTTTAATTAGTCAAAATGCAAGTACAGGTACTTTAGATGCTGCCACTAATAACACAGGTCTAGGTGATACTGTATTTGCTGCATTAACAAGTGGTGATAATAATGTGGGTATAGGTGCAGATTCCTTAAAAGCATTAACTACAGGCAGTGGTAATGTAGGAGTTGGTTTTGCTGCATTAGAAGCTAATACTACAGCAATAAACAACACTGCAATTGGATTTACAGCTTTACTGGCAAACACTACAGGAACAAGAAATGTAGCCATAGGTTCTTTAGCACTTGCTGCAAACACTACTGCTAATGATAATGTCGCTATAGGTGGTGGAACAACTGGAGTATCTTTTGCTGCTTTGGCATCTAATACAACTGGTCAATACAATACAGCTATTGGTAATAGTGCATTAGGAGCTAATACAACAGCAGATTATAACACAGCAATTGGATATGCTGCTCTATTAGATAATACAACAGGTACTAGAAATACAGCTATGGGTGCTTTTGCTTTAGATGCTAATACAACTGGTGATCATAATACAGCAATAGGTTATGCAGTATTAACAGCAAATACTACCGCAGATAAAAATACAGCGGTAGGTTACGAGGCTATGTTAGCAAATACAACAGGGTATGATAACACGGCTGTAGGAAGAAGAGCTTTAGATGCTAATACAACTGGACATAGCAATACAGCACTTGGAGAAAGTTCTTTAACAGCTAATACGACTGGAGATCGAAATGTTGCTATTGGTCAAAATTGTATGGCATCTAATACTACAGGGAGCGAAAATGTTGCAATAGGAAGAAACGCACTTGATGCTAATACGACCGCATCAGAAAATGTAGCAGTGGGTGATGGTGCTTTAACAGCTTGTACTACAGGTGCAGGTAATGTAGCAATTGGACATAGTGCTGGTGCAGCAATAAATACAGGTCCGGGTAATGTCTGTATAGGAGAAAATGCAGGAGATGGATTAAATGGTGATAATGGTAAATGGAATGTTGCTATAGGTCTTAATGCTTTAAGTGCATCAAGTTCACACTTTCAAAATGTTGCTGTTGGTCAAAATGCTTTAAATGTTAATGCTAATAATTACAATAATGCAGTTGGATCAAATTGTCTTGCTAGTAATACTACAGGAAGTGGTAATAATGGATTTGGGTACTTTACTTTAAATGAATGTGTTGGTGGCGATGATAATACAGCAATGGGAGGTGCTGCTGGTAGATATATTACTTCAGGCGGTGGTAACTCTTGTTTTGGTGCTCAAGCAGGTCAAGATATAACAACAGGAAGCACTAATACTTTTATAGGTAGAAGAACAGGACAAAATGTTACTACTGCTAGTAATAATACAGCTATGGGTGTTGATGCTATGGAAGACGCAACAACAGCAGCAGAAAATACTTGTATAGGAAGTAATGCAGGAGCTAATCTTACATCAGGGTCAAATAATTTATTACTTGGTCAAGCAGCAGGTAAAGCAGGAAGTCCAGGTGGTCAAATAACAAGTGGAAGTAATGTTATTGTTTTAGGTGATGGAAATGTTACAAGTTTTAATTGTGAAGTTGCTTTGTCTGTTGCATCAGATGAAAGAGATAAAACAGATTTTACTGATTTAGATATTGGTTTAGATTTTGTAAAACAAATGAAACCATATACTTATAAGTGGGACAAAAGACATAAATATGTAAATTGGGCTGCTAACCCTGATACAGATTTAAATACTATTACACATGATGGAACTCATAAAGAAACACAATTAGATATTGGTTTTAAAGCACAAGATATAGAAGTTTTAGAAAAAGCAGCAGGTTATGATCAAGATAATAATACAAACTTAACTGTAAACTTATCAGAAGATGGAAAACAATATAGTATGAAGTATGAAAAACTTGTACCTATATTAGTTAAAGCAATACAAGAACTTGAGGCTAGGGTTGCTACCTTAGAAAGTTAATTAAAAGGAGAATAAAATGGCACAAACAGTAACAGAATGTTTAAAATCAGGAACTGATAGCGTAAACCTTATAAATGGTGTTAAAGCTGGAAGTTGGGATGTTGAAGGTATGACACAAACTGAAATAAATGAAATGGTACAAAGAAACGTAGATCATTTAGAAATTATTTTAGAATATGCACCTGTCGATAGTGATGATACAAAACCTAATGTAAAAGGAGCAGCAGATAGTAAAAAGACTACTCATGTTGCAGCTATTGCTACAGGTAAACAATACATCACTGATAATAGTTAGTTATGTCAAATAAAAAAGAAACTGTTGAAGTTGAGTTAACACCTCAACAGAAAAATATTCAAGCTCATATAACAAGCTTGACTAATAAAATAAATCAACATCAATTTGAAATTGACGAACTTATGCCAAGCTTGAATATGTATAAACAAGCTTTGGTAGAAAGTATGAAAGATCAAACTGATAAAATAAAAAAGGAGAGTAAAAATGATGACAATTAATATTTTAATATGGATCACCGCTATAATATCTATAGCATCTGTTATAGCTGCTATTACGCCAACACCTAAAGATGATCATTGGTTTAGTTATTTGTATAAAGTAATTGATTGGTGTGCATTAAATGTTTTAAAAGCTAAAGATAAAGGAGAGTAATATGAGTTTTTTTAAAAGATTGTGGGGTAATTTAACTAATACTGAAGAAGTAAAAGTTAGATCCCGTAATAAAAAAGGCCATTATGTAGCTGATGACAAATCAACACCTAATGTAAACGAAGCTTGGACTACTAAAAGAGTAAAGAAAACATCTAAAAAGTAATGGCTAAATCACCCGATGCGTTTGTTTATAACGCAACTTTAGAACGCATTGTTGATGGAGACACCTTTGATTGTTGTCTTGATCTTGGGTTTGATGTAAAGCTACATAAACAACGTGTTAGGTTAGCAGGAATAGATACACCAGAAAGTAGGACAAGAGATCTTGCAGAAAAAAAACTTGGTCTTGCAGCTAAATCAAGATTACAAGAACTTTGTATAGGTAGTATAAAAGTAAAATCATTAGGCAAAGGTAAATATGGTCGTATCTTAGGCATACCTTACACAGAAGACGGCAGAGATATATGTCAAGTGTTGATCAAAGAAGGCCATGCAGTTGAGTACAACGGAGGCAAAAAAACAAAAGTTTGGGGTGATTACTAATGGAGTCAGTGGTCACACTTATACAAGAGGTTGGATTTCCCATAGCAGCTGCTCTTGGTCTAGGGTGGTTTATTTATAAATTAATCATGCGTATTGTTGACGGTATGGAAACAAAATTAGATACCGTTGATGAAAAAGTAGAGGGTCAAATTGCAGCTATCGAAGAACGATTAGGCACTAAACTTGACTCGCAACATAGTATTTTAGTAGCATTAATAGACAGAATACGTAGTTTAGATAACGAAATCATAAGACAAGATACTCTTATAAAAACAATATTAGGAGTACCACAATTAATAGATAGC